AAGCTGTCGCGGTAGCAACGATTGCATCAAAAGCGGCAAGAGCAGTGCTCGAATCGTTACCAGATGAAGCTATCGCAACGAGAAAGCAGCCGCCTAGGCAGATAAAGCCCAACGCTATCAATCCCTTTGCGATTCCGTGCTGTGTGCCCTTATCTAGCTGAGCGTTTCCGTAATGGGGCAACGGATACTTATCGCTTCCATCTGGAGACACAGCCATCTGATGCTTTCCTCCGTTCTCGATAGAACCTCCTTGGTGCTTAACGGCTCTGACGAAGTCATCAGCAGTCTTACAGTTCCTCACGCTATACTTGTCTGGCTTACCCATGCTTCATATCCTCCAGCTCCTTCAGCCGCTTTCTGTAATTCGCAGTAATGAACTCTGCTTTTCCCTCTCCTTGCAGGATATGACCATAGCAGAGGAGTTTACCTGACCGTTGGTACTCAGCGGCGAAGGAACACCCCGGAATCTCACAGCGAAGCTCATCTTCCTCATTGTTGACGTCTGGATCCACCTCACGGAATCCGCCCCAAACAGACAGACCCAGAGACTCGACGACTTTGACGATAGCTTCCGTAATAACCTGAGTATCTTTGTGTGTTGCTCCCTCAATACCGAACTCTCCCCTAAACGACAGCTTTTCGTCCAACTCTACACCTCCTATACTTCCTCTTCCTCGATGAGTTGCATCCGTCTGATGTTGTGAGCTGCCCCGGTCAATGTGTTTCTAACGATGGCCTTGCACATCTCAATATCCATCATTCCGTCATTGCCGATAGCAACTATCTCGAACTGATAATTCTCGATCAGATGAGAGATCCTCTCACGTAGGGATCTCATAGCCATCAGTGTCTTGATCTCACAACGAATCACATGCAATTGCTGTTCATCCTTAACGATCTCATCCATTCGGCTCTGGGCACACTCAAGGCAATAAAGGTTATTACTGGCCATAACGCCCACATTGCCTAGAGTGATGTGCCGTCCGCATTTGCTGCAAACACGACCATGGATATCCTCACTGATGGCGTCGATAGGATCTGCGATGCTTGCCAGGATCAACCTAGCACACGAAACACAATACGGTCGTTTCTTGGCCCAGATGATGTAATCGTGTGGCAATAGAGTAAATCCGCAAACGCAGCAATACGTGGCTGATGTGTTCCCTGTTTCACTCACTCTAGCATCTCCCTTCGTGGATGATGGTTTTCAACGAAACGATCGCTTCTTGTGCGGCTATCTCTGGTCGTTTACCGGATCGATAGGTAGCGGCTATTTCAGGGATTGCAGCTAACTCTTCGATTGTTGTGCCGCTCTTGAGCAACCCAGTCATACAGACCATGAATAGAGCTATCCAAACACGATAACTCATCATCTTATCAGATACTCCTACACTGCCTGAGTTTATCATCGAGGCCCCTCAAAATAGCAGAACATGGCTGATCGAGCCGGACAGCGAAATCACCCTCCCTGGAACTTCCGTTGCCGTTGTCTTTCCATCGCTTCCTGAATCTGACGCTCCAACTCCAATAATCGAATCTGCTCACGACGTTGAGCCTCGATTAACTCCAGTTGGCGTCTTTGCTCCTCTACGAGCTTCTTGTACGCTTCTTGGCTCATCTGGCTCATCAAGATCCTCCTTTCTGATGGAATCGAACCAACTCAGTCTGATACAATATACTGGCAAGAAGAACATGATTGAACCTGATACAAGGGAATGGATGTTAATGCGCAGTAGAGGATACTAGCTGGAGCTGTGATATCTATAGACTCCAAATACGCATTGTCATAGATATACAATTACGAGCCATCTCTACAAATAGGTGGATTAAGAAATACGTCTCTCTTATGCTTATAGATGTCTATACATAGTGTATATAGCTAGTAATGAATTTTGCGATCGGTAGGAGATGAAACTAAAAGCCACAAAACCACAATATTCCCAGTGAACTGACGAAGTCGAGTGAAGTGAGAATTGGCTCCCGGTTGACATCATAGGATCAATGAATCAGGGTGTATCGAACTTCTTGCCAGTATATTGATTCATTTCATTTCATACCCCTGTTTATCCTGCTCTGACGATAGATTCCAATGTAGGTCCCAATCGTGGACTGTTCGAAAGGATGTGATAGATTGAGCCGTTTCGTCCAACAGATTCATACTCTTTCCGTTTACAAAGGGGGGCAAGATATGATATAATTGAACTGTACAATGATGGGGTCTGACTGGAAGAGATAGCATCTCCGAATCCGGCCTGGCTGGAGCCAAAGACCCCACCATTTCGGAGGAGAAGGCTAGAGTAGCGTTCTGTTTGGCTGAGCGGAACCGAAATAGCCTCTCTCTTTCCATTCCTCCCTATGCCTGCCTGTCCCGACCGGAGATGGTCCGCCCTGCCATCTCCGGCCGGGCAGGTAGGTCGGATTTACACGGATTCGTATGGATGATGATGAGATTGCCATGACTAGGATTGTGACTCCAGAGCAAAGAGAAAGAAGGCTCGCGAATCGTAGAAGGCGTCGAATGGAGAATCCAGAAGAGCGTATCGGACACTCCCTAACCCACGGAGGAAAGACTGCTTATACCGAGGAACAAGTTCTCGAAGCAGTGCCTGGTTCGCTTGGGGTCGTAACGTATCTGGCCCGTAAGCTCAAAATCGACAGTCGTACCGTTAGAGAGTATCTTGAGCGATGGCCCGCCGTTAAGACAGCGTTCGAAGAAGAAGCTATAAGAATCGTCGATTTGTCAGAAGTGGTGGTAAAGCGGAACGTGGAGCTTTCCGAACGAACGCAAATGATGAACGGTGTTGTTGTCGACTCAACTGATGCTAGATGGTTTCTGTCAAGGAAGGGTAAAGATCGGGGCTACTCAGAGAGGACTGAACTAAGCGGACCAGAAGGCAGTGAGGTTACGGTGAGGTTGGTTGGGAATGTCAGTGCAGACGATGTCTAGTGTGAGTCCGGCCGGGAATAGACGGAGGAGGACAATCACTATTCCTTACAGCTTCTATGGCGGGAACTTAGACGCTTTCAGATGTCGAGATAACGAAGTCCTCCTGATCGGACCGGCTGAGACTGGGAAGACGTTAGCGCTGCTAACGAAGATCCATTTAGCTGCCTTGAAGTATCCAAAGGCTAGTATCGTCATAATGAGAAAAACCCTCGCATCATCATACGGGACTGTTCTGAAGACGTTTACTGAAAAGGTCCTCGGGGAGGATACGGATGGAGTAGTGAAAGCATTTGGGGGAAGCAAACCCGAATGGTTTGACTATCCTAGAGGAAGTAGGATCTGGGTAGCTGGAATGGACAAGGCATCGAAGGTTTTGTCCAGTGAGCACGATATCGTCTACGTCGTTCAAAGTGAGGAATTGACGCTTGATGATTGGGAGACCTTAACTACCAGAACCACCGGTAGGGCCGGCCATATGCCATATAATCAACTCATTGGCGATGCTAACCCTAGCTGGCCCCATCATTGGATGTATGATCGATCAGGCATCACTCGATTCACTTCTATCCATCAGAACAACCCCATGCTCTTTGATCAGAAGACTGGATCTATCACGAGCCAGGGTCAGATCACGTTAGGAATACTAGGGCGACTCACTGGCTTAAGATGGAAGAGGCTGTTCAAGGGAGAAGCAGCGAGTGCAGAGGGTGTCGTATATGATGGATATGACAGTACTGTGCATTTGATTGATCGGTTCGATATTCCATCTGATTGGAGAAGATTCAGAGCCGTTGACTTCGGATTCACTAACCCCTTCGTTTGTCAGTGGTGGGCTGTAGATCACGATGGTAGAATGTATCGCTATCGAGAGATCTATTATACACAACGTCTGGTTGAGGACCATGCCAGGCTGATAAACGAATTGAGTGTAGGGGAGAGGTATGAAACGACCGTATGTGATCACGATGCTGAGGATTCGGCTACCCTTCGTCGTTATGGGATCATTACCGAACACGCTCACAAAGAGATCTCATTAGGCATACAGGAAGTTCAATCACGCCTGAGGATCCGAGAGGATAAGAAGCCACGGTTATTCCTACTTCGTGATAGTTTGGTCGAGGTAGATCCCTTCTTACGTGCCGAGTTCAAACCTGTCTGTACTGAAGACGAATTCAGCAGTTATTCGTGGCCGAAAGCTGCTGATGGAAAACCTCAGAAGGAAGTACCAATAGACGTAGACAACCACGGAATGGATACGACTAGATATGCTGCGATGTATCTGAATCGGCCTAAGAAGCAAGCAAAGAGCCACGCAGGATAGGACATAACCAATGCCTACACCAAATGAGCAGACTACACCTGATAAGTTCGCTGAGGATGTCAGTGTAGCCTACAATGCACTGTCTCGGAAGAAGACTGCCTATGACCTCCTCTGGTCGTATTATGAGGGCGACCATCCGTTGGTGTATTCTACTGAGAGATTGCAAAAGGCTTTCAGGTCAATCAACGCCAGGTTTAGCGAGAACTGGTGTGCTGTTATCGTAGACAGCGTTTTAGAGAGATTGAATCTGAAAGCCTTTCTGGTACCGAATGATCAGAACGCCACAGATCTGCTTAACTACGAATGGCAGAGAACCGAGATGGCTCTGGATGCTGATGATACCCACCTTGGTGCATTGGTAACTGGAGAGAGTTTCGTTATCGTATGGAGAGACGCCCCCGACCAGCCGATTGAAGCCTACTACAACGATCCCCGCCTATGCTATGTCCAATATGACCCAGAGAGTCCACGTATCAAACGATGGGCCAGTAAGTGGTGGACAGAGACTGACGGTCGTTATCATCTGACTATGTATTATCCTGATCGTCTCTGTCATTACAAAAGTAGTAGCAAGGAGATGCCATCGTCTGCCAATGGCTTCAAGCTGGAAGATGAGGAGCTTAATCCCTACGAGATGATTCCGGTATTCCACTTCAGAACGAATCGGCGAACCATCAAGGGAGAGCTAAATAAGGCGTTGATTGAGCAGCAAGATGCTATAAATAAGCTACTTGCTGATATGATGATCTCCGCTGAGTATGGAGCGTTCAAACAACGATGGATTATCTCCAACTCAGATGCAGGGGGATTGAAGAACGCTCCTGATGAGATCTGGGAGTTACCTGCTGGTGATGGTAGAACCCAACCGACTACAGTAGGTGAGTTCACCGTAACTGAGTTGAAGAATTATACCGATGCAATCGATCGGATGGCGAATGCTATGGGTGTCATAAGTAGGACACCGAAACACTATTTCTACGCGCAAGGGGGCGATCCGTCTGGAGAAGCCTTGTTAGCGATGGAAGCGCCTTTGAATCACAAAGTTGAGAGATACGTAGAAAGATACAGCTCAACATGGAAGCAAGTAGCCAACTTCATCCTAACACTCTCTGGTTATTCCATACCAGATCTCAACTCGATTATCCCTGTCTTCACCAAGCCTCAAACCACACAACCTCGGACACAAGCAGAGATTCGCCAAATGAACGTCAACGCAGGCATCCCGCTCATCACCACATTGCGCAATGAAGGATGGACTGATCAGGAATTGGATAAGATGGCAGCAGATAAGAAATCAGAGGCTGCTGATCGAACCAATAGTCTGGCGATGGCTCTGATGGAGCAACAGAGACGCTTTGACCAAGGAGCTGGCGAGACAACGCCAAACGGGGATGCTGTATGAATTGGCGTGACTGGGATTTGGTAAAGATCCTTCTGACCGTTGCATTGGTCATAGCTATCATTACAATCGCTGTAGTAGGATACTACGGTGATGTCTGGAAGAATGGGCTGCAGTGGATTCTGTATCGACTGTGGAAGCTGGGTTTCCCAGTTGACTGGCGTTTCTAGGAGGACTCTAATGCCAGGCAATTCTGTCAAAAACTGGGCGACATATCACGCTCTTCGCAAAAAGGGATACACAAAGGAATCGGCTGCTAAAATCTCGAACTGGCAGGCTGGTGAGGGTGGAAGCGGAGGGGGTCGGAAAGGAAAGCGTCGTCGTAAAGGACGCGGATAGATACGATGGGCGAACCTGCTGTTGTCTTGGCTATGAGAGAATTCAAGGAGAACTTGTTGGCTCATGAAGCCATCGAGATGAATCAAATGGCTGGGAGATGGCTGACGGTAGAGAATCGCCTTGATAGCCTGATTGAGCTACTTGCGACTGATATGGCCGCAAAGAAGGAACGGGGCGAGGATATCTCCCAGTCATCTCTTTTCAAAATGAAGCGATATCAGGAGCTCCGTAGACAGACACAAGAGCAGTTCAAGCAATTCGGTGCTTACTCTGAGGACCGGATTAGACAGGAGCAAGAAAGACTCGTTCGGAAAAGCCTGGATGATCATCAGAAGGTCATAGATCTGGCTGCATATCCCTATAACGTAGGGCTTTCGTTCGATAAGCTTCCTTATCGTGCAGTTGAGTATTTGGTAGGTATGTCAGGCGAAGGAAAGCCTTTGGGAGATCTGTTGAATTCACGTTTGTCCTTTGATCCTAGTAAGGACAATAGTTCAGCTGATGTCTGGGCCCGTCTGACAAATTCGCTTACTGAGGGAACCGCCCTAGGATGGAATCCGAGAAAGACAGCCAGAGCAATGAAGGATGATCTTACAGGCGGACTGAATAAGGCAATGTGCATTGCAAGAAGCGAACAACTGCGAAGCTATCGTACGGCGGGATTGAATCAGTATAAGGAGAGTGGAGTAGTCTCCGGATACCGTCGTATATGCGCGCACGATGAGAGGGTATGTGCGGCCTGTTTAGCTGATGAGGGAAGGGAATACAACCTGGATGATATCCTCCCAGATCATCCGAACGGTAGATGTGGACAGGTCCCGATAGTGACTGGTATGCCTGATGTTGAATGGACAGCTGGTGAAGATTGGTACGATCAGCAATCAGAGGACGTCCAAGTTAAGATTTTAGGCAAAGATTTGCAACAGGGTCTAAAGGATGGCTCCTTCACCTTTGACCAGCTAATCCATCGCAGTACAGATCCGACTTGGGGCGACTCAATCAGGCCTTGGTCGGATAAGGCCCTACTTGGTGATCATCCACCAGAAGCAGAGCGAATCAAGGAGCTTGTTCGTCTCACACAGATGACAGCACCTGAAAACCTCATCAAACACTTCGGGTACCGTAATACAACCAGAATGGAGCTAACAGCATTCACACGGTCCATAAATCAGTTAGATGCTGAGGTCTTGGAGTTGTGGAAAGCTGAAAGACAGCTCCTAGTAGTTCC